AAATATTCTCGCTCTAGCTCACTTATATAATTACGTGCTGAAGTCATCCCCATTGCGTAACCATCAATTCCGCTAATACTGGAGAGAATTAAGCGGTGTAACACTTTTAAGAATTGTGTTGGTTTTCTTGCTTCGTTCATTTTCCACCACCTTAAGCGCGTGAGGCTTTTTGTTCTTCAATCCATGTATTCACTTCTTCTAAATCCCAACGGACAAAGTTTTGTGAAAAGCGGATCGGCTGTGGGAATTGTTTCGCATTGACTAGCAGATTTAATTTAGTGCGACCAAAGCCAACAATATCGGTAACTTCTTTGCCAGAAATGAGTTTTTTTGGTTTAGCTTGTGCTGTACTCATAATGATTAGCCTCTTAAATTTGTTAATATGCAGAATAATGTTTTATTCCGTTGAGTTGTTCGAACGAGAGGCATTAAAGCACTAGCAGGATATAGGGGAGATATAGAAGGGTTATAAAAAAATATCCCCCCTATATAGGGAGGATATAATAAAATCAATGGGTTATGGAAAATCTAATTTTTCTTTCTGTTGATAGGGCAAGCGATTTTTTCTATTTCTTCTGCGGTGGTTTTTGCCACGCAATAATCTCGTATAATGTAATCTCTTATTTGTAAGTTAGATTTTACATTTTCGGGATAATCCGCCCAGTATTTATTGCGAACTTCAATGGCAATCTTTAATAAATCATCATTGCGGTGTACGCCTAATAGAATAGGGCTGTTTTGCTCGCTTATCTGCTGCTTTAACTGCTTATTTTCTGCTTCTTTATCTAGTATCTCTGTTTTTAATTTGGCTATTTCTTGTTTTAAATTCGCTTGTTCTCTCCACGCATTTTCAGAAGGAAATAGTTTTATTAAATCATCATAACTGATTTTTATATCACTAAAATTAACTCTGAAAGTATGTTTTATATATAACCTTTCATCTTCATTATATTTTGGATATTCCATTCTAAAATTAAAAGAAGTGAAAATATCAGCTTCAAAAGGTGTTTGGACATTAAATTCATCTAATAATAAATAATTTGTATTTTTCACTCCGTCCTGTGGTAAAGACTTATTACAAAATAGATCTAATAACTCAGGATGTAAAATAATATATCCTTTATATTCTGTTATTGTTGCTTTATTGAAAGATAAGTATAAATCATCTCCATCAAGAGTTATTTCATTATTATGAACAATACTAAGAGAGGATGAGCAATCTTTTAAATGTAAACCGATTTTATCTTCGCACTCTATGGATCGTTCTTTAAAATAAATTTCAGAATCATCAGAAATAAAAAATCCTTCAGTATCATTCCGCCCTATCTTAATCAACTGATTATCTTTTATTTCAATATTCAATAAAAATCTAATCTTTCCTTCCATAGCATAGGAATACAATAGATTTTCTTTTATTGTTGAATTTGTTTTTTGATTAATAAAATCAACAGCTTGAGTTAAAGAGTAAAAATCTAGTGGTAACAATCCCATAAACGCCCCTTTCGCATTCGTCCTTATTGGTAGGAGCGCATCAACAAGATAAGGTTTCTTGCTTTCGGGGATCAGCCTAGATGCGCTTTATTTGGTTATTCAGCTAATGTAATAGATTCTATTTCCCATCGATTTCCTTTATATCTTTTTTGTAGAAATATCATAGATTTAGTTCTAGCGTCTCTTTCATCTAATGCTTCTATGGATATAATGTTGCTATCAATTTCATTCCCATTATTGTCTATTACAAAAAAACTTAGTAGATATTCCTTATTTTCCATATTATTCCCTGTTTTTTATATTTATAGTGATATTGCCTAATCGAGTTTCTTTTCCGTCATTTCCAATATGCGTTATTGTTCCGCTAATGAACGGTTTATTTTCCTCTTGTTTTTGTAAAATCCGTTGAATGATAGGGCGTTGTAATTCCTGTTCTGCCCAGCTGGATAATATTTCGTCTTGTTCTAGCGGTTTGGGTTTCTCTTTTATCTTGTATATTAGATAACAAAAGAAGGCGATAGCACCTATTAGAAAAGCCAGTAAAGGCCATTTTAATATTGGCCAAAAGATGAAAACTAACAAGCCAACAAAAAGCAATATGGCTAAAAATAACAAAAAATCTAAAGCAGAAAATACAAATGAACCAAATGCGGATAAAACGGATTTAATCATTCTTTCCCCCTTGTCGTTCTGTTTGTTTCTTGCTCTATTTTATCAAAGTTTAGATGCGTTAAGCTACGGATATTTCGGCACTAATTGCTTTGCAGTATAATTAAATGGCTATATTGGCGTGAGCCAATTTAGTAAAATGGTAGTGATGGATATATTGATATAAAAACCCCCACGTTGTGAGATGCGGGGGTTCATTTTTATGCTTTTTGCTCTATTCGACTTTTGGCCTTCTTCATATCTTCAAGATTTTTGTGTGCGATATGGTAAATTATTTCTAATACTTCCATATTAGGGCTGTTTGGTCGGCTGTCTATTTCTCGTTTTGCTTCATCACATTTACACCTTAAAGCATAAATAACTTCTTCTATTGGATAAGGTTCATCGTCATCATATAGACTAACAAATGTGAAAAGTTCGGTTGATTTTTATAGTGTTTTACCGCGGTTAATAGTAAGTTCTGTTTTGCTTCTTTACATCTCATATATCTAATCCATTAAATTGCTCTAGTGCCTGTTTGTGTTCATCTGAAAGCTCAAAAATTAAATCGCCATATTCAAGTTGATAAGTGCCGAAAGACATAAGAAACGCTATTGCTGGGTCTATTTTGTTTGCGGCTTTCTTCTTGTTCGGTTTAATATTGGCGTTCGCATCTGTTTCCATAACTACATTTGATAAAGCCCACGCAAGCACTGGATCGCCGTTGTGTTCTATCATCAGTCTGTTTATTAAAACTTCCGCACTTTTCGCCACCGGGCTAAATCGTTGGTATGTTTGCGGGAATGGCTCTACTTCAAGCCCAGCCGCTTGTAATTGTGTGCGTAGGTGAGTGGCGTTCCATACATCAAAGCCTGTCATTTTGATATTGAAACGTTCAGCATCTTTCAGAATATCATCTCTGATTTTGTCGTAGTCGATACAATCCCCTTCCGTTGCTATTAGCCACCCACTGCGCACCCAGTTTCGATACATTGCGCGGTTTTTATTTGCTACGTTATTAAGTTGAAATTCGGGGATATAATGCCGAGTAACTAACCGCACTTTCTTCCCTTGTGGAAAGGTATAGCAAAGGCTGGTTAAGTCATTGGTGCTAGATAAATCCAGCCCTAAATAGCAATCTTGGTGAAGTAAATCGCTTTCGGTGTACTGCCGTTCGCATTGCGTCCAGTTTCCTTCGCCTAGCCACGGGGTTGTGCCTTGGCACCATACATTAAATCGCTTGGTAAGCATTTCCACCCATTCGGAAGGAATTCCTCTCGCTTTTTTAATCGTGTTCTCAAAATCAAGGTAAGGAATGGATTTACCAATATTGGGATTGGCTTTTATCCAGTTCTCTTGTTTGTCGATTTCGTTTTCTTCGTCTAGTTCAAAAATCAATACGAACAAGCTGTCGTTTTGTTCGTTACCTTCAAGGATTTGAGCGCAATAATCATAATGCTGTTTACAGGCCGAAATCACGTTACTGCCAGCCGTTGTAATGGCAAAGAGCAAACCTTCTGGGCGTGCGCCTTGTCCTAGCTCTAACGCGCTATATACGCTGTTATCTGTGTGTAGGTGATATTCATCAACAATCGCTAAACTAGGGTTTGTGCCTTCAATGGTTGAAGATTTGGCGGCAAGCGGTCGCATGATACTGTTGTTCTTAGGGTTGATGAGTTTGTGCTGTTGAATATTGAGCCGTTTTTTCAGTAAAGGCGAAAGTAAGCACATTTGACGCGCATCATCAAAAACGATTCGGGCTTGGTCTCGGCTCACGGCTGCCGTGTATATATCTTGTTGGCCGCCTTCCATCACCAAAAACCAATTGGCTAAAACGGCTGCTACCGTTGATTTAGCGTTTTTTCTTGCCACTTGAACGTAAGCAGAGCGATATTTTCTTAATCCTGTATCTTTTCGTTTAAAGCCCAGAATGTTGGCAAAGAGGAAAACTTGCCAATCTGAAAGAATAATTGGCTCACCGCGTAAGTGTCCTTTAACGTGTGGGCATAGTTTCGAGAAAGCGATAAATTTTTCTACCGCACTTTGATCAAAGAAATAATCGGGGTTGTTTAAATCGTTAAAATAACGCGCTACGGCTTGTTTTATCTTCTTACAAGCCACTATTTCACCTGATTGAATTCTCTCTGCGTATGCGTGCCAGATTGCCATATTTAGCCTACATTGTGAGGATTTCATCAATCATATCGGTTGAATCAACTTCAACAGGATTTTTTCTACGGCTAACAGGATCAAAGCCTAACAGTGAGGACATTTTCACCATCACTTTTTCTGCATCAGCTTTCGCGGATAATGCGGGGTTTCTTGACTGTGTGCCTTGGCTATTGACGATTGAAAAGCCGTTTTTGTGAATATCTTCAACGGCTGCACGGAAAAGGGAATAGTTCACGCAATATAACTCAAGGTGAATTAAATCGGCATCTTGAATATCGCCACGTTCAAGAAGTTGAGGGATGCGCTCTTTCCATACTGATTTAGCAATTGGATCTAAAAAACTTGGCGGGGTGTGTAAATTCTTCTTTTTGGCTGTCATTGTGTTTCCTTATTTTCAAAAAAATTACCTTGCATAAAAATTAAAGGGGGCGGGCGGTTCTTTAGGCTTGCCAATTTCTTTCAAAAACTCCCCCCACCTGTTCAAATTGTCTTTTGTTCAAAATTTATACCAATCCAAATTTGGATTGGTTAGCTTAGTTGTGGTGATATGACCATAACTCAACTGTGGATATATCACCATCATTCAGGTGTTGCGATATCGAAACGACTCAACTGTTACCATATGACCACACTTTAATTGTTTCGATATCAAAACGGTTTACTTCTTCGCACCAAATCCGCGTTGGTCTATCACTCGCGTCTTGTAGCTATGGCAATCACGGCATAAAGATTGATGGTTAGATTCAACCCAAAATAGCGGGTCTGCTTGTCCGTTCTCAACTGGCTTGATATGGTCTATCACTGTAGCAGGCGTGTAGATACCTTTCTCTAAGCACATCACACAAAGAGGGTGATGCTTTAAGTATTGCTCGCGGTATTTACTCCACTTATGGTCGTAACCGCGTGCGCTACTGTTTGGGCGGTTATCCTTTGGCTTATGCTCTTCACATCTGCCCGACTTCACTTTATTTCTGCATCCAGGATAACTACAACGTCTTAATGGTTGATAAGGCATAGCTATACCCTTAGTAAGCGCAAGGCTCTCTATAGACTTCCCATAATGCGGAAATCGTCATGGGTGCTTGTTTAAGATTGGCTAAGTCTGTTATAGCCTCACGGTTTGTGTAGAGGTAGGCGATATACATTAAGCAGCCGACTTTAATTGATGGCGTAAACGGAACGGTATTTTCTGTTTCTTCATCACCAAAGGTTTTGCCAATATGCTTTTGGCATACTTCCAATGTAGCGACCTTATAGGTTTCGAGTAACGCATCATCTAAATCATGATCGAGATTTAAATGCGCTTTGATGTCATCTAGGGTTAAATTAATATTCGCCATAAGCCTCGCCCTCTTTACACATTAACTGCAATTCTCGGTGTGATTCCATACTGTCAATCACTGAATAAATATCAAATAGTCGTTTACCGTATTTAATCCGCATTTTGTTTGTAATGCCCTCAATGTAGCGAATGCGAATGCGGATGATGCTTTCACCCATTTGAAACGGGCCACTAAAATACTCTCGCCCTTGCAATGGCTCTACACTGGCGCGAACGGTCGCAATATGTTTCCAAAATGCTTTGTGTTCACCGTGTAGATTGGTTTCTCGCTCTCGGGGATAGTTTCTCGCCTCAATAGTGATGACCTTGTTATATTTCCCAGCCTTAAGCATCACTGCCATTGCTTGCCCCCGGTTCTTGTTCATCGCCGCGTTTTACTTCTACGGTTTGTTTCCATGCTTGGCTAAATTCTTCTCCACCATCATAAGGCGGTAAACCTTCACGGCGGCGAACTTCATTTGGAGACATTACCCCCGCTTTGATTGCTACATCATAGCTACTGAAACGTTCGCTTTGACTGGTGCGAAGTAGGTCGCTTGTATCAAATTCGATTAAGTAACGTTTATTGGTGTTGCTACCTAAATCAATCATCAAGGCGTCTTTGAGTTGTTGCTCAAAGTTAGTAAGCCAAGGGCGCAAGGTTTGAGAAAGAAATGCTCGGCTCGCCTCACTGAAATTCGAATAGCTACTATTCGAGTAGTCTTGTAAGAAAATCGGGCTAATATTGTAGATTCGGGCTATATCGGAAATGGTAAAAGTGCGACTGGCTAACCATTCTGCATCTTGGTTTGTCATGCCTAATTGTTTATATTCCATTGAGCCTTCAAGAATAGGCGTTTTACCCGCATTCTTTGCCCCCTTGTAACGCTCAAGAGCTTTGACGGCTTTCTGCGCTTTTGCATCATCTAACCATTCGGCCGTTGAAATAAGCCCGCTTGCCATCAATCCGTTTTTCATAATGGCTGCGCCATGGCGTTGTTGGGCTAAACCTAATCCGACTGTTTCACGGCAAACTGTTATCGGAGAACGCCCCATAAATCCATCAATAGAACTATGGCGTAAATGTAAAATCTCATCTTGAAGATAGTTTTTTGTTACCCCGTTTAAGTCTGTGATTTGATAAATATATTCACCTGTTACTTTACGGAAGATATTTACCGCACTTGGTTGATAGGGAGTAAGGCTTATTGGTTCGCCTTTGTTATTCCACTCAATCACGGCATAAGCGTTACCATTTAACAAACAATGGCGCATCATCGTATTTTTGAATTGATACGGTGTTTGGCTGCGGTTTGGCATTTCATTGAGAAGATATTCAACAGGATGACGATAGATTCTTTCTCGGCCATCTTCTTTTAGTGCGTATAGATAACAAGGCATTGATGCCACTGCCTCCGAAATGACGGTAACGGCATTCATCACGGCAGGTAACGATTCTGCAGTTTGTGGACTGACAAATTCGCCCGCGCCTGTATTGTTTACGCCCATGTAAGATAAAAGCTCTTCGATTGTGGTTGGCTCGCTACGTTGCTCTTTTCGTCTAAAAGGATTCCACATATTAAGCCTCCATCACATCAAGCCACTGTTTCAAAAGTGCGGTAGAGTGTTTCTGTGTTTTTTCTTTGGCAGCGACCATCGAACGCTTAGCAATTTCTACGCTACTTTCAGGATAGGCGGGAATGCTTGTTACGGTAACTTCAAAGAGTTCGGCTTTTTGTACGGTTCGTTGGCAAGGCTCTACATCAAAATTCCATGTTTCTTCTTTAGCCCAAAAGCCGAAAGACATTCCGCTAATATCGCCGCGTTCAACACTTACCAACAAATCACGCCCTAAGGTGGTATCAGGTGGTGTTAATTCAAAACGTAAGCCGATTGAATCTTCTTCTAGTTTTAATGTTCCCGCACTAGTGCGACCGAGTAACTTGGTGTGGTCGTGTTCAAAGAGTGCGCGAACATCTTCGCCACTGGCTAAACTTTCACTGAATGCTTTAGGCGCAAAGGATTCTACAAAATCACAATAAAGCACTTGTGAAGGACTGTTCCATTTGACCGCATAACCAACGAGCTTTTGATTCTCTTCATCGGTCGCAATGGTTGCAGAGCGGATTTCAAATTCTTTCTTCATTTTTCACCTATTAAGCAAAAAAGGGGCTTTCGCCCCTCTATGATTTATGCCGTTGTCTCAATCACTTTAATTGCGTTGGAATCTACCACGCCACCACCCAAATATTTATCGGTGTGGACTTTATAGAATCCTGGCTCGGTTAAGTTGTCTGGTCGAGTTCGTACGCCTGTTTCATGATCGACAATGAAGTAACCTCGTTTGAAATCACCAAAGGCAATAACTACTTGATTTGCACCACCTGTCGGCATTGTCTCTAAGAAGTAAACTGGACGGCCTAATAATGTAGCGGGCGCATCGGTTGTTAAACCATCGCGCCAAATGTAATCGCCATTTTTGTTTTTGAGTTTTTGTAATGCTGCTGCAATGGTTGATGACATCACCCATACGGCATTTTTGCGGTATTTACTGTGAAGGGTATAGAACGCATCGATTAAAGTGTCTGCCTCAATTTTTGCCGCACCCGCTACTTCAATTTTTTGAAGTTTGCCGAATGGGCGCACTTTATCGTTTTCAGTTGTGCGTTCGTAGGTCAATAAACCTTTTGATTTTTTGTTACCATCACCAGAGGTTAAATCTACTTCTTCTGTTTCAGTGAAGGTCTCTGTGATTTCATCAGTAAGCCAACCTAAAACATCAATGCTTGAGAAGTCCAAAATCTCTTGAGTGGTTTTCGGATAAGCATAGATTGAATTTAATGCAATGGTTACTTCATGCAGTTTCGGGCTTGCAGTGCCGTTGCGCGCTGTGCCTTCTGTGCCATGTTCAACGGTTGCACCGCCAGCAGATACTAATTTTTTGTATTCTTTCGCACCGATAGGTAAGCGAACGACATTACAAAGCTGGCGCATGACGCTATCGTCTGTTAAGCGTTTCATGACCTCTTTGTCTAATTGAGGAATGACTGAATAGCCGCCATCTTCACCGTTAGCCGTAGTTAAATTGCGAAGTTCACCGGTTTTAATGTAATGGCGCAATTCATCATTTGAAAATTGTTTCGTGCTGCGAGTTTCTAATGTGGTAGATTGCGCACCAAGATTACGTTCTTCATCTGCTACGGTCTCGTATTTATTGATTTCTTCACTCAATTGTTTCACTAAATCTTTCAATTTATCAAAATCTACTGATTCAGTTTCATCCAATGAACGATTTTCTTTTTCTGCTTTATCAAGCATTGCACGCATTTCTGCGACTTTTTCTGCCTTTTGTTGGCGTAACTCGATTAATTTTTTAAGCATAATTAGTCCTTATTCATCATAGTTGATAGCAAACTGAAGAACTGATGAAATCCATGCGGCTTGTTCTTCATCATAGTTATAGTCATAACTCTTTAATGAAATATTAAGAACAGATTTTAATTCACTGTTATAAATAGTATTTCGAATTAACTCTGCAATATTATCTAATTCATCTTCGCCAGAGTGAGGTTTTAAATAAATAGCAATATTGAGTGTTGCATTTAATTCACTATCACAAAGACAAGTTTGATCTAAACTAATATCTTCTAAATAAACGGAAATAGCAGGACATTGTTCAGAAGGATTTAACCCAAGTATGCGGCCGCTATAAAAACGTTTAACGTGACTTGAAAGAGTAGGTTTTAATCTTTCAATTACTTCATCTCTAATTTCTTCATGTATAAGCATTTTTTACCCTTATTTGTTCTTAATTAAGAGGGCTTATAAAAAGCCCATAGAACAATATATATACAAAAAATATAAAGTAAACACCTTAAAATTCAATAGTTTAGATGCGATTAGATACGTTGAGTAAAATATTTTATTTAGTGATTTTTTTAGGTGATTTTGGGTTTGAAAAGATAATTTAAGATAGGAATTTATCTATTTTTTATAGGTGAAGACTGGTGAAGACTTGGTGAAGACTTAAATAGATAGTCTTCACCCATATAACTATTTAATAAATAAGATTTTTTTCTTATTTTTTTAACAAAGGTGAAGAGGTGAAGACTATTTTATAAAAAAAATATTATTTTAAGTTAAGCAATGTTATTGTATTGTAAAATGAATAGAAAATTTGCAATGGTAAAGTGTTTTAGTAACAAGGTTAGTAACAAGATTTTTTATTGTTTTAAATAATCATTATAAATCAATGTGTTATAGTTGAGTTTGAGTCCAGCTAGTGCACCATCTATCAAAGCCAGTAGAAATTTACTGGCTTTTTCCTTTTCTAAAATTTACTTCAAAAAACAAACACTTACACGCAATTAACTCAATCCACCATCAAAATTTCAAGCCTCGAATATTGCCAACTTTTGGCTATTTTTGTATATTTCTCGCAGTTAATTACGTCAAAATTACGCCAAATTTATGTCTAATTCTGCCAATAAAATGCAAGATAGTTCTTCATAAGAAAAACTTAAAATTAATGGATATAGCAAGGTAAATTGTGTGATTTCGGCAGTTTGTATTTTATAGTTTAAAAAAAACCGCCCCAAGGGGCGGTAGTTGTGCTTATTGCCAGGTGTACCTGACTTTTAAATGATTGAGAGTACTAAAGGCTAAATGCTTATGATGTTGTAATTGCCCAACAATAATTCCTTCTGCAATTCCTATTTCTTCAGCAATAGATTTAATAATATTCTCTGTAAATTGATCTTGCGTTATTAGTCTTCCCCAGACGGATCTTGGAATTAATTGCTTTTGGGCAAACTCGTTAGCTTCATTTTCTTCTTCAACATTATTATTTGGACCATCAAATTCTAGGTAAATCCTTTTTTTTCCATGTAATAAAATGTGAGCAGCCTCATGGAAAAAGGTAAACCAAAGGTGATCATTCGTTTTATACCGTAAGCTAAGTTGTATTACTGCCTTATCGGAGGATAACCAACGTGTTGCACCACTAATTCCAGTGTTAGGAAAACATGGAACGAAAACAATAGCAACACCAACAGATGAACAAATTTCTTTGAGTTTTGGAATAAATATCTTCGGATCAGTTGTTCTTGTTAACGTTCTGATTTCACTGAGAGCTTGTTTAAATTCTTTTTCTGAATAGGGTTGACAGTGAATTTTATTAGCTTCAATTTCTCCAGCTCTTAACCACGCAGCACTGCTATAAGGGCAGTTTTTTGTTCTGTTATCTTGACGATATTGGACTTGTAGATTTCCCCACACAGTTTGGTAATCATCAGGTGAGCCGATAGCAAAAAAGCGAAGTAAACTATCAACTTTCTTAGTAATCTCATTATGTTTTTCAATAAAACCTAATTTTTGCAACATTGAATTAGGGAATTGCTTCGCCCATTCTGCATACCGCTCTAGTTTTTCTTTATCTGCGATGCGCGCTACAGCCTCTTGATATAGTGCCTCAAGATTTAACCAATAACGAGCAGGTTTGCCTAAAACTCGTTCAAGCAAAATTGCAGTTTCTGGAGTTATAGGAGCTTTACCGGCAATAATATGATTAATATGTTTTTTTGATATACCTGTTTTATCGCTCAAATCTTTTTGACTCATTTCTAAGCTGTCTAATTCAAATTCAAGTATTTCTCCAGGCAAAATTGCATAGTCAGGATAGAATTGATTTTCGCTCATCTTCATTGTTCTCTAATGTGTATCAGTAATAGATAATATCCGAATCGATGTTACTTTTGACCAATCTAACCCTCCAGCACCAAGAGTTGGTAATGGATTATGATTTACTTCAAATAATAATCTATAGGGTTGTTCAACATCCATACTCAACTCACCACTACGATTTCCTTTTAACTCATGGCAACGATATGGCTTACTATATGGTGGGTGGAAAGTCTGTAATGTGGGAGCTGCTCTTAATGAGTAGAGTAACATTTTTAATTTCTTTTCGCATATTTTTCCATATTCTTTTAGAATCTCAGTCTCTGAGTTTAGTTTTTTTTCTAACTTCCTAGAACCAAATATTACATTCATAAATAGTTTACCCATTAGGTTATCATCTTTTTTCAAAAAAATAAATTATTTTACAAAGTACAAAAATAATTTTACTACAATAACTCATTTCTCATACTTTAATCTGACCGAAAAATTCAGCTCTTAGCTTTAAAGAAAACCTCCATAAATGGAAAGTGTTGAGTATAGTTGAGTTAATTAGTTATAGATTTACTAGCTCAATATGTATAGTACGGATAAAACGACCGATAAACTTCGCGCTTTGGCAAATATCTTCTGATATATCTTGCGGATCGTAACACTCTTTGTTGTCAGAGTGTAGTCTATACCCTCCACCAACTAACTTTTGAATACGTTTGATAAACAACGCACCATCAATAGCAAAGGCATAGATACCATCACCACTATAAGCATTAACCTTTGTGTCTAAAAACACAATATCGCCTTTTCTTATGGTAGGCTCCATACTGTCAGTTGGTACATTCACAAGACAAATTCCGCCTGATGACTTTTTACCGACTAGTTGTGCCATTCCCTCGTCTGTTAAATATAGGCTTGAAATGATTTCAGGATAATCTGAATTCTCAAAGCCTGTTAATCCTGCTGCTCTCACATCGTAATAATCTATTCTGTGCTTATGCAATAAATCAGGCTCATTACTTATAAAACTCTTTTCTTTAGTGCTGACTTCGAAAAGATCATCACGGTCGCCAATACCTGAACTTAACCAAGCGCACTAATGCCAAGAGAGGTAGCAAGTTTTGCTATATGGATTGTATTACCGACACTCTCAATCTTCGCGATCGAGTTTTGACTAACTCTAATCAGGTTTTCTAGTTCCTTTTAGGTAAAATCAAGCTCAACTCGTCTCGCTTTTACGCACTAGCCTAGTGTTTTCATTCCAACTCCATAAGTTGTTGAAGACCTTACAGATTCTAAAATTAAAGTTTTAAACAATCAAACAACTTTTAATGTCTTTCAGCGACTAAACTTGAGAGATATAACTATATAATGTTACTTAAACTAATAATTAGATATTAACTATAAATACGAAAAACTGTAAAAAACAAATTTCACACTACGCCAAAATTACGCCAAAATCACATTACCAAAATGATTTATAAGAAAATATTAGTGCGAGCTAGTTGCACCATCTAACCCTTTCATAACCCCGCGAAACTAATCGCGGGGTTTTGTTTTATGTAGGTTTTATGAGTGGTATAAGAGAACAATAAATTGTTCCTATATCAAAACGGCTAAAAACATTTCTATTTTTAGCCGCACTTTTTAATTTTCTTCTTTCTTTTCTTTAAATAAGCCTGATGCGCCCTCGGAATAGTCTCTTGGCTGTTCATTTTGAGATTTATCTGTTGCAGTAATTAACTGTTGGGTGAATAAACCTTTGTGCTCTTTTTCGCCCAGTAAATTATTGGAGGAGGTTGCGTAGTGGCGATAAAGTTTTTGATAATCGTTAATTAAGG